TCGTATTTAATATTGTTGTCAATACAATCTAGCATTCTATATAATTCTTTTGTTTGCCATTCTCGAGCAGCATTAGTAGCATTAGAAGCAGCAGAAAAAGAGATTAACGAATGGTTGGAGTGGCGTAAAGTTATGCCTTCTCAAATTGAAGATTACGATTCGAGTATCAAAACTTTAGTTGAGGCAATTCAATACGGTGCATTGACATTAAAGGATAACTGTTTTACGCAAAAATTATTGTTTCCGATTGGTGAGGGTGAAGCGGTAAAAGAATTGACTTACAAGCCGCGTATCAATGGAGTTATGTTAGCTCCGTGTTTGACCGGTGTAAAGGCGAGCGATGGAGATGCGAGAGTAGTTGCATACTTGCAATGTTTGACAGGTGAGGCAAAACAAATTTTGAAATCATTAGACCCGGCAGATAGCCGTATTGCAAATAGTATTGTGGTTTTTTTTCTGGGTTAAGTAATGATGAGAACTTAAACAACATAATAAAGTCATTGGTAAGAGAGCATCATTGGG